TCCACCTGAAACGTACCAAATCTCCACGATTCGCCGGCCCCTGTGTTTTCTATTTTAATATTTGCATAACGTCCTCTAGCTCTAGTGTCAACTTTAGTTGTACTAGATGTAATAGTAAAAGGACTTAAGTTTGTAGCTGTACTATCATCAGCTGGAAAATCTTTTACAGATATAGTTACTTGGTTGTTACCTGTTAATACTTTAAAGTTTGGTAAAAATCTACGCATTGCTAAAAATATTTCACTTTGATCTTTTTGTAGAGAAAAACTAAAAGACTCAACAAAAGAAGTTAGTGCTGTCGTACTACCATCAGGATTAACTTGATCTGTTCCTATTTCGTGTTCAAAAAATACAGTTTGTCCTAAACCACTTTCACCAATAACTTCTGGAAAAGTTCCTGAATTAGAACTGTTGTATGCAGTTGCATATGGTTTAGGATATACAAGTGAGTCTATCCAAGTTGTTCTTATAGAATTTGTGTTTGTGCCTGTATACCAATTACCCATAGGTAAATTAGCATTATCTTGTCCATAGTTATAAACAACATATCTATCATTAAATGTGGCATTAGCTGTGGGATACCACCAAATAACTTCTGTAAATAAATTGTTTATACCAGCACAAATTTGTTGTCCTTTTGTAGTGTCAATATCATCGTAAACAAAATCCTCAACAGAACAAGGTAAGGTGTTGACCGTACCATCAAAAGAAAAGAATCCATTATTACCCATCCAATATGCAACACCATCTATTTCAATAGCCGCATTTTTACCGATGAGTCCACAGTTTGTACCAACCTGTTCAAAACCAAATGTAAATGGTGCACCTACAAACTTCATCGCATACAATGCATTGTCAGTCCATACTAGAATATTTTCTTTTGCAACTAACGCACCCATAATTTTTGTGCCATCTTGTAGTCTTTGTGTGCCTGCTGTGTTTGTAGCTTCAGGTGTATAATTATTTATATCTTCATCAACAGAGAATCTTATAAGCATATCATCTTGTGTTGTTGGTGTGCCTATGGTTACTTCTGTACCAAAATGAATTAAGTGTCGTGTTGTTGGTGATATTAAAGTAACTCTAGTTGCAGTTGGGTTATTTGTTGTTTCAAATCCAGATGTGTTTGTAGCAGCTCTATTGCCTGTTGGATTTGCAGCTCCTGCATTCCATGTGAATGTTTTACCATTTGCAATTGTTGCAACTAACACTTCACCAAAATTACTTAAAGACCAAAGTCCTGGTTCAAGAGTTACAGTAGATGCTTGCACTGCACTACCGTAACCTGAAAATAAACTTGCGTCTGTTACTGTGGCACCACTGCTGTGTGCCTGTCCGTTTGATGTACCAGCTGTTGCCGTTCCGTTTGTACCTCTGGTAATACCTAAAAATTGTGTAGAACTTTTGGATGTATATGTAATTAATTCATTAGCAACTGCAATTGTTCCTGAGTTTGCAAAACCAGTTGTAGATACAACTGTAACCGCGGTCCCCGATCCACCAGTACCTGCAGTGTCCGCGCTCAACGATCCGTTTAAAGTTGTAGTTGCAGCGCCTGTTACTGTACCACCGTAATTACCTATACCAAACCCATAACCATATGATTGTGCTGCAGGTCCTATTTTTTCATATGGAGTCACATCACAACTACCACCACCAGCAGCTCCTGTTGTTGTTTGTGTACCAGTTATTATTGCAATTAAATTTGATGTTACTCTAGTTACTTGAAATAGTTTACCTTCAAAAGCTGCATCAGTTAAACCTATACCAGTCGGCACGGTTACATTACTTAATAAAATTATATCTCCACTTTCTAAATTATGGTCAGCAGCAAAAGTTAATGAAACTTCTTGTGAGGCATCTGAAGCGGACATTACTACACTTGTTACTTTTGTTTGTAATGGAGTAACATCAAAAAGTTGTCCTTCAAAATATATAAGTAAAAATTTATCTGTACCCAATGCAACATATCTATTGCCATCTGTATCAACAAAAGCATGTTGTTTTCTTGCTACACCTACAATTGTATCTGTTAAAAGAGATTGCCACCCACCTACTTTTTCTGGCAGGCCATATCTAAATCTTACATTATCTGAGTCTACCCAACGACCCTCTGCTCCAACTGATGTATCTTGTTTATCAATTCCAGGAGCAAACTTAATTTTCGTAAGTGGCATTTTTTACTCCTATGTAGTTTGGTTGTATACGTATTGCCAACCTTTGGTTGCGTTAGTGTATCTTAATTTAATCGATTGATTATTTGTGGTTAATTCTAAATTAGATGCAGCACCTCTTATTGGTTGACTGTTTCTATTTACAGTTACTTTATTAGTACCAAAACCCCCTGTTGTGGAAACGTCCATAATACTAACCTCATCACCCATAGCAGGTGATGCTGGTAATGTGATCGTAACTTCAGCCGCTGTTGTATCGATTAATAAATTATCACCAGCTACAGCAGTGTACGCTGTGATAGAACTAGATGTAATTGCAAAATTACCCTTTTGTAAAATATCTAATCTTGCATCTGTCCCATCGGAATGAATTAACATTGTAGATCCCACAGGAACAGGTATTGGATTTGATGACCCAGCTGTTTTAATACTTAATGTATATTTGTTAGCTGTAGTTCTATCTGTTGCGTCTTGAACAATATAAACTCTAGTGGCTGTACCACCAGTTGTTGATGCAGGTATAATTAAATTAACATTACCTGTCATTGTGCCTGTTAGTTTAAGATAAATATTTTTACCATCAGATGTTGCACCATCTGATAAAAGTAAAGTTTTATCAGAGCTTGATGTCATAGAAACATTAACTACGCCTGATGTTGATTGTTGTAATATTTGTAAATTAGTATTTGTTATGGTGCCCCATAGACCAGCTTTTTCACCGGTTGCTACTAATTCTAATGCTAAATCTGTTGAAAATGTTGATGCCATATTATCCGTACGGTTTTATTGGTGTCCAAACCATTGTTGCTCCTGGTACAATTTCGTTCCACGTAATAACTCCCACTTCGCCTGTTCTTAAAGTCATGGCGTTAGCAGGTGCTTCTATACTCGCAGTTCCAACAATACTAACAGATCCACTACGTATAATCAAGTTGTTTCCAGATGCTTCAACATCTGCATTTGCAGTAACTGTAACGGTTCCCGTTCCAAGAGTAAGTGGATTTTTAGACGCCTCAAGGTTTGCTGTACCAACTATTGTTACAGTTCCAACACCAAGTGTAAACGCATTTGGATCTATATTTTGTTGAACAGCATCTGCTGCAATATTAGGATTACCAATGTTAGCAACTAAATTATTACCTGTAACAGCGATAGATACTACATTGTCTGCCCCTACTTGAGATATAGCGAGTTGTGATATTGCGTCAAATCCTAAATTCATAAATATCCTTAAAAGGGGACAGTAGGTATGTGGTGGTGTACTGCCCCCATCTAAAGATTATATCATCGTTTAAACCAAGAAGGAAGACCTAAATGCGGACGCTTGTCAAACATATTATCTCTTGCCCCTGGAGTTTTACGATTGTTATAATGCAGAAAAACTTGTACGCATTCTTTACCTTTGAATTTTTCTCTCCAATGTTCTAACTCACAGCCAGAATAAACTAGCATATCTCCTGGTTTTAAATCTACTCTAACCCCTTTTTTACCAACTTCTCCAGATGGCTCTAGATATATTGGCCAATCATCACCACCTAAATTCATAGTGGTTGATATTTCACAAGAAAATCTGTCTTTGTGTCTTTTTAATTCATCGCCTTTTTTATAAATTCTAGCGTATGTGTAGGCAGGATATAATTTTAATCCTGTTGCTTTTTCCATTTCTGGTTGACATTTAAGTAATAAAGTTTCCATAGCCATATTTGCATATTGAGAATATGTATTTGGTATCTGTTCATTTTCACCTTCGTAATATCCAAGTATAGTTTCAAATGGTGAAAAATATCTTGCAGCTTTACAAGTATCATAAACTTGTTTTTGCATACAAAAATAATTTCTAATAAAAGCTGCTAGGTCTGTTGATATTGCTTTTCTAATAACTGTGTATTTATTTTTTTTAAATGACATCTTTAGCCATCTCTTTCGGTACCGCCTGTATATTCCAATGTATAAATCTAAAAGGTTCAATACCAAAATCTACTGCAAACTCATGTTCTAGATATCCTGGAAATATAATTAATGTTCCTGGTTTAGGTCTTAAGTGAAACTGTTCGTGACCAGGCCATACACCTTTTAAGTTTGGTTTCATTTTTAATTTTGTTGTTCTTGCTCCAGTTCTTGGTTCATGAAACACAGGGTATGATGTCTTATCACTACACTTTAAAAAGTAAAAACCTGATACGTGTTGATTCCAATGTATATGTGCAGAGTGATGACCACCACCTTTTTTAGCAAACTCTTGCACCCATAATTCACTAAACATAGTTGTGTATTGTTGCATATCATAACCTTGGTGATCTAAATATTCCCAAGACTTTTGACCAATATAATTTCTAAAATCTAAAAAATCATTGTCAGCTGTTAGTGGTGT